TGTTGTGTTTGGTGCAGTTTCGCATGCAGTCCATAGGGCTTCACACAATGATGAAGCCGCGCCCCAGTCTGCAAGCATTGAAATGTCGAATGTCCACTGATCGTCAATGTGCTTGTAAGCCTTGCCGTCAAGCGTTTGGTAAGTCTCCACGGTTGGGCTATTCGCAAGCACTGCGCTGGTCGCCTGCGCGTCGTAATTTACGGTTGCAATGGTCACGACTAAATCGCGACCAGTAATGATTGTCGTTGGCATTTTGTCCCCTATGTTGTTTGTGTGTAGTACGTTGAAACGTTGATGTCCGCAACCAACATGGGCGACTGACCCACTTCAAGAACCGTCGGCTTTTCGATCTGACCTACAACGTATCCTGCGGGCATTGCCGCAAGAATTCCCATGATGAGTTTTTCCAGGTTATCTAATGACCCTGCGTTGCTATTGGAAGCAACAATGGCGGTGATTGCAAAATTGATTTTGACCTTTGTTGACGCCTTGCCTATCAAAACAACTTCCATGTAAGGCGAATCAGGCACGACCACAATGGCGGGCGGAATTGGCGATTCAGGAACGCTTGGGTACACGTTCGCAGATAACGCGCTGAAGGCGTTGGCTAAGGCTGCGCGTGTATCGGAAACGGCATTGGCTGGCACTTATTGCACAACCGTTTCAACGTCTAGGTAAGGCATAAGCAAGGTCGAAACACGATTGGTTAGGCTGCGCCCCATGCGGTATGGCGTTGAAGTAAAATCCACGCCCTCGATCTGTCCACCAGCGGCAACGCGTGACTGAAAGACTTCGACGCTGACTGCCAAAATCGCAGATTCGATTGGTGCGCTGGTTGCGTATAAATCAGCTGCTGAATAGCCCTGAAGTGTTGCAGTGCCCATTGGAATGATCTCGCGCAATGTGACATTTGATGAAGTCAATGCAGCGGTGAATGAATAAGGCGTTGCCGTCACGACTGTATGTGTCGCGGTGAAGGGTGCTGGCAGTCCAGTCACAATGACTGATTGACCTGCCACAAAATGATGATTTCTTTCGGTGTAGAAATAAGCAACATTGGATTCAAGTTTGTATGACTGAATTGCTGAAGTGTTTGCCACCAGCATGGGCAAGATTACGGCTTCGCTGGTGTTGATGATTTCGTCAAGATAAGCGTCTGAATAAAGTGAAACGGACACGCCAAGCACCGTCCGCAATTGACTCGCAGTGACAATGGCTGGCATGTCCGTTTCCTTTCGATCGGCTGCGGCGAGATCGGGAGAACCCGCCGCATGATTAGTTGTGGGAATTAACCCTTATTTACACCAAACGCGCCTGCTGCGATCTTTGTCGCAACTGCGCCGAATGAATAAACACCAACGGTGATTGAACCGTCAGCGGTTGATTCTGCGCGCAACTGGTATGAAGTTCCTTCGTACCATGTGTATGCGTCAGGGTTGATGATCAAAATTGAATCATCTGTGTCTGTTGTCGCAGCAGTATTTGCAGTGACGTATAGATCAAGACCTGCAACGCGTCCACGAAGTGAAGTTGGTGTTGCAACGCCTGGCTGATTCATTGGGTTTGTCACTTCGTTATAGATAGGACGCCCCGAGTCGTTGAGTGACATTACGTTTGACCACTGGGAAGTGTTCATGAGAATGTTGCGTGCAAATGGATTTGCAAGACCAGCAGTTGCTGCATAGACGCTTGCTGAACCACGTGCAACAACACCAAGCAACTCAGCGGCTGTTGGGTATGTTGTGATTGTTGTGCCGTCAGCAGTTGCGCCAGCGACTAGTTGTGCGTTTGCGTAAGCGTCTTGCGCCTTAGCCATTGCCGCAACCATGTTTCTGAGAATTTTTGTTGACCCGCGAATTTCTTCACGTCCACTGATAGGAACGCAGAATTTTGATCTGTCTCATTGAAAATTGCATCTTCGGCTACAACTGCAACTGTTGGTGCAACTGTGATCTTTGGAATTTCAAATGTCATACCAGCGTCAGGCAATGTACCGCGAGAAATCGCTTCAATGCTTGGGCGGATTGTTGTTGATAGTCCGTTGATTACTTCAGACAATTGACGCGTAGGAACAAGTCCTGCGTTGTCTGTTGTGTTGTCAGCTGCTAAAACATACTGACGTGCAGTCTCGTCACCTGTTGCAGCAAGAACCTTATTTTCTAGGTACTTAGCAGCGGTTAGTTCGATTCGTGGTGTTGCTTTCCAACCACCAACTGCGTTTGCAGTTGCGGTGATTGACTGGGCGGCTTCAACCGTTTCGGCGGTTGCAGCGTCTTTGACGGTGTCTTCCACTTCGTCTTCTCCTTCTGTTGGTTGTGGTGCTTCAGTTTCGATTGTCGAATCTGAAATTTCTTCTTCTGTTGCGGCAACTGATTCAACGCGTGCTGATCGAATTGCAGGTTCGCTAGTTAGCGCAACACCTGTCAACTCACCAGCAAGAATGCGGACTGTGCCGTCCTTCAATGTTTCGTATTCGTCAAATGAAACTTCAACGCTGAACCCGTCGCGCAAACCTTCCTGCGCTTCGACCAATGCGTCGTTGCCCGCAGTTGTTTCAGCAATTTTGAATGTTGCGTCAATGCCCTGGTCATTTGATTCGATTGAAAGTGTCTTGCCAATTCGACGTGTACGGTCGTGTTCAAGATTAAGCAAAACCGCAGTCGGTTCAATTGAATTTCTTGCAAATTGAACCTTGCCGATTGAAGCGTTGCCAGTTTCCTCAAACGTAACAATGCGACCTGTGATTGTGCGACTGTTTGAATCTGCCGCCGTGATTTGCATTGGTGTGATTACTTTTTTCATAGCAGCATGTCTTCTTCCTCGCGTATTTCGTCGATCGACATTGCGCCGATACGATTCAAGATTTCATAAACCTGCGCGCGCTCGTAAGGGTTACCGCGTAGGAAGTCGTCAAGATCAAATGAAACGCGGTTGCCTGCTGGTGTGAAATCAGCAAATGACAAACGTTGTTCGATAATTGACATGTAATTTCTAAACGCGAAATCAACCAGGTCGCGACGCTTATCAAGCGCGTTTGAATAAGTAAATGAAGACTGTTGTGAATCTGTGAAGTATGCAGGCAAACCGCATGCACGTGAAAGTTCAAGTGCAACATAATTGCGTGCTTCGTTCAGCTGAAGATTCTTTGGGTCATAACCCAATGTTTCAAGTGTTACGTCAGCATTCAAAAACGCCGTTGATTTGTTAGCCCGTGCCGTACGCCATGCACTCAGCAACTTTGAAACGCGATCGGCTGGAAGTGATGTGCCGTTTGACTTCAAAACCATTTGTGGAATTGGTTCAACGGCAAAATTCATTGCAGCACGTTCAAGCGCAGCCGCAGCCTTGATCGTACGACCTGCACGACTCAGCAAACCTTCTTGCGTACCCTGGAAAACAACCAGGTTTGACGGGTCAACATAAGCACCGTCAATTTGGTACGAAACAATTTCATAACCCATTCCGTTGGTCTGAATGGTCACACGCTCAGGTGCGATTCTTTCCATTGCGCGAATTTTGCCTGTGTCTGCGTATCTATCCATTACGTACGCATAGGCTGAAGGAAAGAAGAACAAGTCTGAAATAATCCATGACCAAAACGTTGTCCCTGGGATACGTGGGTCAGGTTGATTGATCACACGCGGTTGTGAAACCTTTTCGCCTGTTGCTTCATTGCGTGTGTGCATTGGAAGTGAACCAATAGTTTGAATGATTCCCAACGCGCGGGCGCATGTAGGTACGCTCATTGCTTCGGCACGCGAAGCCGTTATTACGCCGCCGAATAGAAATAGATTTCCTACTTCACTGTAATACGGCGCAATAGCAGCTGCGTCCACGTTGGTGGCTTCGACTGGAACGGCAGCCTGAACCTTTGGCGTGAATAGATCGAAAAATCCCATGTGCAAATTGTGTCAGGCTTATACGATCAACCCACCATGATGTCAAGATCATTCTCTGGGCGTGTCGCAAAATGTGTCGCGAGTGCAACTGCCACACTGCCGCAAACGACCGATTGTGACGCGCGCCTTCCTATAACCCAGCCGCCGTCACCACGACGCAATTGAACCGCCGCCAATACTTCTTCGGACAATTGACTTTGACCACGGTGTTTCAAACGCCCTGAATTGATCGCCGACAACATTTCGTCGCATGCCTGCGGATAAACCCCGTCCATGTCGAAAATTGGAATGCCAGCAGGCGCAAGGCGTGCGGCTACCGCTGCACTGGTCTTTCGACTGTAAAGGACGTATTCGGTTGGATACTTTCGGGCGTAATCTGCAAGGTCGTTGGCGATTGCTTTGTCGTCCAGTTGAAGATCGTTTTGCCAGGTGTGCAGCAACTTCACAACAAATTGTTCGCCCCCGATTTTCTGCGCCCCAACCAATGAAGCATGTCTTCGATCGGGCGAAAGATCAATTGCCAGCCAGGTCAATTTGTCAATGTCAAGGTCAGCTGATTTGTCCAGGCAATTACCCCACGAAGCCGCGTCGACTGCGCTATTGATCGCAACAACCCAACGGCACAACACTTCGGTCATGACCACGTCAGGCGGGTCGTTCAATACCGATTTGATGTTGTCGGCGTGAATCAGTGTGCCCATTGACGGGTTTGAATGACGGGCATTCTCCACGCTGATTTCGTCGGTTGGTGCTGACCATTCAAAATAACCAATGTCGTCGGCGACCCCTGCAATTGAAGCCAGGGCACGATCGCGGAATTGATTCAATACCACGCTGCTGGAATCGCCCGCGTTTGTGTACGCCATGACCATTGGATTGGTTGCAGCCATTAGCGTGTACCGAAGCGACGCAAACGATTCAATGTCCGTCATTTCGCGCAATTCGTCCAGGTGAATCGTCGAAGGTCGGGAAACACCACGGGCAGCCGAACCGCCTGCACGCACAATGAAGCGGTTACCCGTCAACGTCTCAATTTCTTCGCCACCATGTTGCCAGCGAATCTTCTTGACCTGTTTTGCCAGCGAATCGTTCTTTTCAATGATCTGCACCATTGCCCTGAATTGTTCAAGTGATGTGGACAAGCGGTGCGCCGAACCGATTTGCAGATTTTCGTCCCATAGAAACAAGCCGCCCAAAATGCGAATCAGCTGAAGAAAGGATTTTCCATTCTGACGTGCAACCACGATCGTGTTGACTGGTGAAGCCCAGCGACCGTCAGGCTTGACTTTGTGTGTGTGGATAAGCGCGAATTTCTGCCATTCCATAAGTTCAATGCCCAAACTGGTGGCAAGGTCGATCAATTCACCCCCGCGTGAAGGTAAATCGTTCAGTGGCGTGTGGATTCGGGGGGTTTGGACGCCAAAAAGGGTATTTGCGGGTTCTGTGTCCCTACCCAAAACCGTTTGAAGCCCGTTTAAGCCTGTTTCGGTTGGTTGGTCACCTTCTATGACCTTCTCAGTCATTTTCGTGGCTTCTTGAGTCGTTTGGGGGGAGAATCAAACACGAAAGGGTCAGGGGTGTCGGGTTGCTGCTAAAAAAC